ATTATTAAAGCTAATGCGTATAACGAGTTTAAATTGGTCATTATTTTTTACCTCTTACCATTGTTAGTTGTTTAAACTTCGGCAAACTGATCCCTCTATTATGTCGTGCCACTCCTTGTACGGTTGAAGGTGCTTCTATTACTTGGGCTAGTCCCACTGATGAACAATTATCGTTTGAAGATAAAGAAGTAATACGAAGATATGAAAAAAAGACACAGCACTATAACTAATTATGAGAACGTATTTAAAACAGGAATCAATTACGATAAGGCGACAGACCTATGTCGGTAATAAATCCTCGTATGCTGATCTTGCAACGGTTGATGCGTATGTAAGACCATTAACCGAAGAACAATCTTCTATAAATGGAATCCAGTTTGGCAGGGGATTTTTCTGTTTGGTTGAAGATTCGGTTGATGTTCAGGAAGGCGACAAAGTGCTGTTTGATTCAATCCTTCATACCGTACAAGGAGTGGCACGACATAATAGAGGGATCAGTTTGCCGAAGTTTAAACAACTAACAATGGTAAGAGGTAAAAAATAATGACCAATTTAAACTCGTTATACGCATTAGCTTTAATAATTACGCCTATTCTTGTTTTTGTTAGTCTTGGTAAATTAGATAAATGGGATAAGAGAAAAAGGCGAAGCAAAGCATTAGCCGAACTTGAAAGAGAAAAATTAAGAAAATAATGGCAGTACAAATAGAAATTAAAGCACCAAATCTTGATTCATTCTTGCGTAAAATGCGTAAGTTTCCAAATGTTGCTGTTAGATCATTGAATCGTGCTTTGAACAAAACTCTGTTACAATATGAGAGAGAGGTAAAAATCTTGACACCAGTAGATACAGGAAGGTTGCGAGGTGCATATCGTAAAAGAGTTTTCGGACTTACCGGTGCAGTTTTTAACAGAGTTCCTTATGGTGAAGCAGTCCATAATTTACATCCAGTTGGTCAACCTTATAAACCGAGAGGTGCAGGTGTGAAAGGAAAGAAAAATCCAAGAGCAAGAGCAGGGTTTGTAGTTCTAGCAGTTGAAAAAGTAAATGAAAAAGTTGAGGATATTTTCAAAAAAGAGATGGATAAGGGATTAGAAGAAATATCAAACATATAATATGTCAGCTACATTCGCAACAATCAGAGCAAAGATAAAGAGTGAGTTAGAGGAGATCACCGATATTGCTTTTGTGTTTGATCATCACAGGGCGGAGTTAGACGGTTATCCGGCAATCACTTTTGATTTAAGTGATCAGGAAAATGATTTTTTGACTGATGCCGAGAATATCCGGATGTTTAGTTTCTTGATTATTATTTATCAGGAAACAACAATAAAAAACTTGGATGAAGCTACTGATTTACTTGACAATGTTGCTGATCAAGTAATGGATAAGTTTGAAGGCAATTTTTCATTAGATGGTTCAGTCGTTTGGTGTAATCCCCTTGTCGGTACAAGGCAAATGTTTGAAACACCGCAGGGATTGGTCGTTACCCAACAGATGACTTTGAAGTGTAATTTTGACGTTTTAGTCGGATAACATTATGCAAAAGAAATACAAAAATAAATTACAAAAGGGAGAGAAAACGAAAGGTGAGGTCGCACCGTTCTATTTCCCAAAATATAATATAACCGTTCAAGCAACTTCACTTGAAGAAGCCCAGAAAATGGTAGAGAAAAAAAAGGATGAGAGTGAAAGTGAAGAAGCTGATGACGAATAAAGACTATGAGTAAATACATTGGTAGAAAAGTATCAATTGGAATTGGTAAAGAATCAGTTAGAGGAACTGCTGTTGTTCCTACATTCTTTACACCACATCTTGAATTAACACTTGATGAAAAAATCACGCAAGCAATTGATGAATCAACTGTTGCTCGTATTGAAGATGCGATTGATGCAAAAGTAACAGAACGAATGTCTACCGGATCATTGAGAGGAATCGTACAGGATAAATCCATTGGTTTGTGGCTTTTAGCTGCATTAGGTGAGGTTGCTACATCTGCTGATAGTCCAGAAGCAGGTGTAAATACTCATACATTCTCGGTAAAGAATGATGCTGTGCATCCTTCTTTAACGCTTGCAGAGGTTAATGAGGATGAGAACCTAGCGTATCCACTTACAATGATTGATAGTTTGGAGTTGAATGTCGTTTTGGCAGAGTTCATAGCGTTTACTGCAAACATCAGATCAAAGAAAGCGGAATCTGCAAGCAATACTGTGGCATTTACTGCGGAGAATAAGTTTGTTCCACAGCACGTTGGATTCAAAACTGCTACTGATTTATCCGGATTGGGTGCTGCCCCTGTAACGAAAGTAAAGAGTTTCAATATTACAATCACAAAGAATATTGAAGATGATCGTAATTTTGGATCGGTTGATCCAGATGATATTCTCAACAGGCAGTTTGTTGTTGAGGGTACAATAGAACTTCTGTTTGAAAGTGCAACCTTTAAAGACTTTGTTACTGGTGATGATGGAAGGGCTATGCGATTGGATATAGAAAATACTGACGTAACAATTGGTGCTGCTACAAATCCTAAACTTACTCTTGATCTTGCAAAGGTAAAGTTTTCAGAGATTGCAAGAAGTTTGACTTTGAACGAAATGGTACGTCAAACTCTTACGTTCAAGTCGTTTTATTCATTAAGTGATGCAAAAAGTATTGAAGCTATTTTGATCAATACTGAAGCATCTTACTAAAATTATGGGGGATGACACTAAAATAATTGAAACTTCTGGTGGGAAGGTTATTCTTAAAACTTTAATGACCGCAAGAGATATGCGTGATATTCGTTCTATTATGACGAATCAGATCACGGTTGATGGTAGTGATTTGGACAATCCGAAGTATCAGATAAGTGGTGCAGTAATGGATCAGATGCAGGATAAGGCACTAGAGATATTGGTTTTGGAGTTTAACGATTCAAAAGAAGATATTTTGAATCGTATGCTTGAACTTCCGGCAAATGAATATACCAAAGTCATTGATGAGATCAATCTGATCACAAAGAAGTACGAGGAAAAAAAAACGAATTAAAGTATAACTATAAAAGGTTTCTTGCAGGTGTGGGCGAATATCCAGATGAGATACTCATAACCGACATAATGCAAAAATATGGATGGACTTATGAGCAATACTTGGATCAACCACATTGGGTAATTGACGCAACGATATTTAAAATGGTAGAAGAATCTGAACAGACAAAGAAAGCCGAACAAGAAGCCAAGAAACAACAATATGGCAGTCAGTAGATTAGATATAGTAGCAAAAATAAAACTTGAAGGTCTACGTCAATTAGATCAACTCAATCAAAGAGTTCGTACATTCTCACGGAGTATACGAGGTGCTAGTTTTGTTTTAAAAGCATTTGGTCTTACATTTGCTGCTGTTTTTACTGGTGCTTTGATTCGTGGATTTTTCAGACAACAGACCGAACTTTCAAACTCTCTAGCACGAACACGATTTGCTTTAGCCGGTATGGGTGGCGAGATGGAAAAGAATCTTGCCATTGTTAATACGTTTGCAAACGAAATGCAACGTGCCGGTCTTGCTAGTGCAAATCTAGCAAGAGAAGTAAGTGCCAAAGTGATTACTTCATTAAAATCACAAGAGCAAGCAACACGTTTTGCTAGGGCTGCCTTAATCGGTCATAAGATTCAGTTGTTTGATGCTAGAGCTGCCTCTGTAGCTTTGGCATCTTCTACGGATGAAAACACTTCTGCCTTCCGAAACTTCCTTGCTGCATTGGGAATTGCTGCACCGGAGTTTGCTTCTTTGGATTCTCTTATAGAAAACTTTATCAGACGAAATGAAGAAGCTGCTAAAGCGATTACACCATTTGCAAGAGAATGGGAACGATTTGTAGCCATCTTTAGAAATCTTGCTGCCAAATTAGCCGGTGTTATTGGTGGATTACTCACACCGGCATTTAGATTGCTCAATAATATATTAACTGATCCACGTCAGGCATTTGCAAACTTTTTATCAAGTTTTGGTGGATTTTGGCTTTCGGTAGGTGCATTATTTATGGGCAACATACAAGAAATAAATAATATCTGGGTACAGTGGTTTGTAGATATGACTACTGCTGCAATAGAAGGTGTAAAGACTTTTGTTGGTGAGATTGTAAAAGGTTTTGGAATAATGGTGGATAAAATAAAGATAAAACTTGGAGAAGCACTTGATGTTTTTCTTGATTGGGTGGATGCAAATACAATAGCAGCTACAGGATTGATTATATTATTTTCTGTTGGATTAACTTTCGCTATACAAGCTGTTGCTGCTGCTATTACAGCAACTCTTATTCCTGCACTTATTAAAATGGTAACGGTATTTGTTCTTAAAGTAATTCCTGCGGTTTTCAGTTTTGTAGTTTCACTTCTTACTAAAGCAATACCGGCACTATTTACTTTTATTGCTACATTAGGATTGGCAAATATTGCTCTGTTTGCTCTTGGTTTTGTGATACTCGCACTTGTGATTTTGATAATTCTTAACTGGCAAAAAGTAAAAGCGGTTACAATTTTTGTTTGGAACGCCATCGTTGATTTTCTGTCAACTAAAATGCTTCAAGCGTTTAATGTTGTAAGCACTTTTTTAACAAACATAAGAACAACTTGGGAAACACAATGGGGAAAAATAAAAGCGTTTTTCTTCAGGATCATTGATAGTATTGCAATAAAAATAGGAGATTTGGTTGATTCTGTTGAAAAACAAATAAATAGAATCAAAACCTTTATTCAAGATGCTAGAGATGCTGCTGCTGCCCCAATCAATATTGTACGTAATATTATTACAAATGTTAGAACTTTCTTTACAGGAAATAAACAACTCGGTGGAACGGTTCAAGCAGGTAAGTCATTTATTGTAGGTGAACGAGGTGCGGAGTTATTTGTTCCTTCTCAATCCGGAACGATCATACCTAATCAACGCTTGGGTGGTGGCGGTGATCTTACAATAGTCATTCAAGGAAATACATTTATGTCGGATGAAGAAGGTGCTAGGAAGGTTGGAGATATGATTGTGAAGCGATTACAGCTTGTTCACCGATTTGGATTGACAACATAATATGCCAAATCCAATAACTTTAAAAATAAATGGAGTTGATCGCACAGATCAAGTTCAATGGTCAACATTCAGAAAATTAGAAGTTCTTACAAAAGAACCTGATATTTTGGATTTTAGTTTAAAGAACTTTCCATCAAAAACATTCAGACCATCATTGAATGATGAGATAATTGTTGAGCAAAGTGGCAGTAGAATCTTTGGTGGATCAATCGTGGAAACAGAGGAGATCATTGACGGTCAATTAAAGTTTTTCAGGGTGGGATGTAAAGACTTTACTCACTTAATGGATAAGACATTGGTAGTCCGGCGTTATGAGAACTTTGGAACTGCTAACGATATTATTGCAGATATTTTTGCAAACTTTGTTGAAGCAGGATTCACTCTGACAAACGTAAATGCACCAATAACAATTGATGATGTAAACTTCAATCATTTTTACGTTTCTGATGCGTTGCAGAAATTAGCTGATCTTATTGGATTTGATTGGTATGTGGATTATGACAAAGACGTTCATTTTTTTAGTAAAGAAGAAACTATATCCATTTTTAGTCTTTTTGAACCCACAGAAGCACAGCAAATAGCCGGTCAAGATGGTAATTTTGTTTGGAACTCTCTTATCATTAGTGAAAATATCCATCAACTACGGAATAAAATTATTGTTCGTGGCGGTACGGTTTTAGGAAATACACGAACTGTATCCTATGATGCAGACGGTGATCAGGTACTTTTTCTTGTTGGTCAAAATCATATCAATCTTACAGTCAAGAAAAATGCTGTAACACAAACATTGGGTAAGGAAGGTATTGATGATGGTGATGTTTCTATTGCAACACTTTATAATCCGAACTCTGGTTATGTACGATTCAAAACAAAACCAACTGCCGGTGATACGATTGCTATAACATCAACTCCTGCGTTTCCTTTGATTAAAGTGTTTAAAGATAATGCAAGCATTACAAAGTTTGGAGAGTTTGAGTTTGTTCTTGTTGATAAAAATATCAAATCTTCTGAAGCTGCTACACTCCGAGCAAGGGGAGAATTGTTAAAGTGGGCGGATGAAGTGAGAGATGCTACATTCACATCATATAGAGATGGGTTGAGAGTTGGCGAAATAATGATTGTAAATCTTCCTACAAGAAGCATCAATCGTAATTTTCAGATCAATCGGATTGTTGTTACTGCAAGAGATGGTTTAGGCAATTTAAGATATGATGTTTCACTTCTAGCATCAGAAAAAACAACAATGATTGATATTCTGTCAGACCTTCTTATCAACCGCCCTAATACAGAGATTCAGATATTAGAGGATGAAATTATTGATCTTGTTGAGGGTTATCTTGAAACAATTGATCTTGCTGAAGCATTTGTTGTTAATCTATTTCCATCAGTAACACCGGATTTTGTAGAAACTATCTCGTTTCCTACAGGTGAAGCAGTAACAACTATGCGGATCAATCCTTTTAACCCACCGGAGTTTGTGGCAGGTAGTCGGTTTCCCACATCTCCATCAGATGCGAAACGCCACGTTTACGCTGATAGTAGTGCTTTCGCACAAACCCCTTAATGGTGTATAATTAAATTATGGAAAACAAAACTATTAAATATATTGAACAGACAGGAATGAAAGGTATATGGACTTTTACAGTTCGTGATCCGGAAAGCAATATTGTTTCTCAACAAATTATTCACAATATTATACCTACGGTGTCAAGAGAGCAGATTGCTAAAGCGTTAGCAAAAGAATTGTCTGCCATTGGTGATATTGAGATAAGTCATCAGGAATTAGGAAGTGGATCAACTGCACCGGCAAACGGAGATACCGGACTTGAAACTCCAACCGGTTCTACTAGAAAAATCCTCACATCTTCTGCTGCTGCTTTGAATCAATTGAATATCACAGCGTTCTGGGCTGCCGGCGAAGCAACCGGAACGCATAGTGAGTTTGCAGTATTTATGAAGGGAACTCTTGCAAGCAACTCCGGAGTTATTTTTAACCGCATTTTAATAAGCGTAACCGTTCTTGCTGCCAATTCTTTGACAGTGGATGGTACGGTAACAATTACTTAATATGTCTTTTACTTGGTCAGCAGGAGATCGTCTTACAGCAGAAAGATTGAATCAAAGCGATCCGGAAAGTGTTGCAAGGTTTATACAAAATGAACACAATATTTTTGAATTGTTTTTAGAAAACTTTTTCGCAGGTAAAATTACTCCGTTTCAGGGATTATTTTTTGATGGATTTTCAGATACATCAAAAGAAGATAGCACAGAGGAAGCTATCACTAGCGGAGTTTCAAGCGGACAGGCAGATGTAGATGTTGCAGATGGTTCGGTATTCTCTGTGAATCAAGAAGTTGATATTTTTGATACAACTAATGGCAATTTTGAAACGCTAACAATTCAAACTATTGTTACGAATAAACTTACAATGAGTTCAAACTTTGCAAACGCTTATACAACTTCTGGTTTTGTTTCAAGGTCAAGTGTTGATGTTGATACTCCGAATAGACAACTTGAAATTAAAAGTGGTTTATTGCAAGGGAATTATCGTTCTACACTTCAATCATTTCAGCAGTCAATAGGAAGTATAAATATGTGGGCTACAAGAACTTTCTTAAATCAGTTTAATTTAGATTCTGCAATATCAGCAGGGGCAACAACGCTTACTATATTGGGAGATCAAACTAGTAATTTTGCAAATGGTGATACGATAGATATTTCAACATCAGATAATCTTATAAGAGAACGAAAAACATTAACTGCTGTGCCTAGCTTTTCAGGCGGTGTAACCACACTCACATTCTCTGCAACCACAAATGCTTTTGGAACATCTGATTTTGTTGAAAGAGTAGATGTATTACCGGAAATATCAGTTGTAAATAAAGATGCAGATGAGAGTTTTCAAACACCTACATTTACAAAAGCGATTGTTGATTTTGCAAATAATGAAGTTGAAGATGAATATAATTTAGTCGTATCACCGGCAGAAGAAGATGTAATTATTAAATTAAAACTTTCAAGAGTTTCATAAAC